GCGTCGGCACCAGCGTGGCCCAGCTCGAGCAGCTCGTCCGAGGCCACCTGGAGGCCGTCACGGGCCGGCCGCTGCCGCCACCCGCCATGGGCAAGGCCCGGCCGGGAGACCTCGCCAGCAGCCTTGTGGACGCGTCCTACGCCTACGACCTCCTCGGATGGCGGCCGACCGTCGACCTGCCGGCCGGGATACGCGAAACCGCCAGGTATTTCGCCCAAACCTGACCCCCTCCGCGGCCTCGGCCCGGGTGGTCACGATTGCGGCATGGTCGACCACCTCGCGGGCCTTGTGCACCACGCGTACTACTGCGGCGAGATCGCCGCCGGCCGGCGTGCGGCCGAGCGCCTCTTGGCCGTGCCCGGCCTGCCAGTGGACGTCGAGCAGCTCGCCCGTGCCAACCGCGCGTGGTACACGCCGCTGGTGTCCGAGTTGGTGCCGGCGGCACGGCAGGTGCGGATCGACGTCACGCCGGCGAACGAGGGCTGGTCCACGTTCAACCCAACGCTCGCGGTCGTGGCCGGCGACCTGATCGGCATCGTGCGGTCGAGCAACTACGCGATCACCAACCACCAGTACGTGATGCCGGAAGCGGACGGCGGCGTGATTCGCACCGACAACATCTTGGTCAGGTTCGCCCCAGACCTGTCGGTTGTCAGCCAGCGGCTGTTGGTCGCACCGGACTATCCGAAGTCGGGCTACCCGGTCGACGGCCTCGAGGACTGCCGGCTGCGGTACACCGCCGACGGCCTGGGCGTGTCGGCCACCGTTCGTAATGCGGCACCCTGGACGGACGGACGCTGCCGGATCGCCACGGCGGACCTCGACCTGCGGTCCGCCACGCTCACGAACCTCCGCGTACTCGACAGCATCTCGACGCAGGAGCATGAAAAAAACTGGATGCCACTCATGGGATCGCCGGGCGGCTGGCTGTACGCGTGCCACCACGACGGCCACCTGGTCACCGTGGACTCTAACCCTGACGTGCCCGGCGGCTACCTGCTGTCGCGTCGCGCCGCCACCACGCCGCTCGGCCGGCGTTTCCGCGGCGGGTCGCAGCTCGTGCCGTTCGACGGCGGCTGGCTCGGCGTGGTGCACGAGGTGTGCTACGTCGGATCGCAGCGTGTCTACGAACACCGGCTGATATGGCTGGACGAGTCGCTGCGTCTGGCCAAGGTCTCGCCGTGGTTCTCGTTCCACACGCCGCGCGTGATCGAGTTCGCGGCGGGGATCGCGTTGACTGGTGACACCTGCGTCATTTCGTACGGCCTGCACGACGCCGAGGCGTGGCTGTGCGAGCTGCCGGTGGCCGCCTGTCGGGAGCTGCTCGATGCCACCCTCTAGAGAGCAGGTGCTGGCGGCGCTCGTGGACGTTTGGCGCCACGACGATTGGTTTCGGCTGACCGACGACGTGGCCGGCCACTACCTGAACAAGGCCGCCTTGTGCGCCGAGGTAATGCCGCAGACGGTGCTCGAGATCGGCACGCGGTGCGGGTACTCGCTCGCGGCGTTTGCCGTGGCGGCGCCCATGGCGCGGTACCTGTGCATCGACGGTGGCCTCGACGACGACTCGCCGGCCTGCCTGAAGCACTGGCACACCGTGCGAGCACGCCGCGGCATCGACGCACAGCTCGTGGTCGTGGACACACAGCACGTAAGCGAGCTTCCGCCGGCGGATTTCGCGCACGTTGACGGCGATCACTCGTACGCCGGCGCGCTACGGGATCTGCGGCTGGTGGCGGGCTGCCCGACCATTCTGGCCGACGACGTCTGCAATCCGCACGTCCGGCGGGCTGTGCTGGAGTTTTGCGCGCAGCACAACCGACCCGCCAGGTGGATCGACGACGGACTCCGGCAGTGCGCGGTGATCACATGAAGATCGGCATCTACGCGCTCGCGAAAAACGAAGAGTCGCACGCGCTCGACTGGGCGGATTCGACCGACGGCGCCGATGTGGTCGTCGTCACCGATACCGGGTCGACCGACACGACGCCGCAGCGGCTGCGGTCGGCCGGCGTCACGGTGATGACTGGCAACGTCATCCCATGGCGGTGGGACGACGCGCACAACCTGTCGCTCTACCACCTGCCTGATGAAGTGGACGTGTGCGTCCGCCTGGACCTCGACGAACGCCTACAGCCCGGGTGGCGGGAGGCGATCGAGCGGGCCTGGACGGGCAACGTCAACAACCTGCGCTACCGCTACGTGTGGTCGTGGCGTTCGCCCGGAGTGCCCGGGCTGGTCTTTCTGTCCGACCGCGTGCACGCCCGCCGTGGGTTCCGCTGGTCGGCACCCACGCACGAGGGCCTCGTGTGCTGGTCGGGCGAGAAGGTGCAGGCCGTGGCCGACGGCCTGGAGATCCACCACCACCGCACGCCCGGGAAGCGGCACAAGACGGACCTCGAGCTGCTCGAGGTCGCCGTGCGGGAGGCGCCGCACGATGCCCGCGCCCACTGGTACCTGGCACGCGAGCAGGAGTGGGCGCAGCACCCGGCGGCGGCCGCCACGTTCGTTCACTACTTGACGCTGCCAGGGACATCGACGGAGCGATCGTACGCCTATCGGGCGCTGTACCGCCTGACGCACGACGAGCAGCATCTGCACAAGGCCGCGCATGAGGCCAAGGGCGAGCCGGACGCGTGGCAACAGCTCGCCTACCTGCACTACCAGCGGCAGGAGTGGCGCGAATGTCTGACATTTGCCGAGGCCGCGATCAATGCGACCGGCGAGCCGACACACGCCACGGATCCTGACGCAGTTACCCGCGCGTACGACCTGGCTGCCGTGGCTGCGTGGAACCTGGGCGAGCGGCCACAGGCCCTGCAGTACGCCCGCGAGGCCGTGCGACGATGCCCGGACGATCCGCGGCTGGTCAAGAACGTCGAGCAGATGGAGGCGGCATGAGCACGCTACGCGAGATCGCCGACGCGCTGGCCGACGGCCTCGACGCCGAGACGTTCACCGCGGTGACCACGCAGCCGGCCGTCGAACGCGTCAACTGGCCCACCTACACCATCGAGGACATGGCCGATCCGGTCATCGCCGTGATGCCGGGCACGGTGGCGATCGAGCGGGTGGATCGCACCCACCACCAGTACGACTACCAAGCCACCGTATTCGTCGGCCGGCACACACCGAGCGACGAGCTGGCCGACGAGATGCTGGACCTGGCGGAGGAGGTCGCGGACGTGATCCGCGCCCACGCGTGGGATCAAGGTGTCACGTTCCCGGCCGGCGTGACATCGCCGGTCGAGGTGGCGATCGAGATCAACCCGGACGACGCACTGTCGGAGCGGAACGTGTGGCGGGCGGTCGTCACCGCCACCTACAGGGTGTTCCGCTGATGGCCAAGGTCGGCGGCAACAGGCGTCCAGTCTCGGCCACGACGGCCGCCCAGCGGGCGATGACCGCCAAGGTCAAGGGGCAGTTTTTCGACCGCGCGAAGGTGCGGCGACTGCTCGAGCGAGCGAATTACGAGGCGCTGAAGAAGGCCGGCATGGACATCCGGCAGGCGTCGAAAAAGGGCATCGGACAGAACGCGCCCAAGAAGACGAAGGCCGGGCAGCGCGAGGTCAAGGCCGGCGCCGTCGTCGAGTTTATGAATGGCCTGTACCGGGACCTGACGATGCTCGGCAGCGGCAAGCCGCGGCCGGCAGGCAAGCCGCCCAAGTCGTGGGCACCCAAACGGTGGCTGTACTACGACATCATGTACTTCTGGGACAACTCGTCCCGCAGCGTGGTCATCGGCCCGCTCAAGTCGGACTGGCTGGCCAGGCTGCACGAGTTTGGCGGCACGCTGACGCTCACGGCCTGGCGGATCGGCGTGGGTGCCGCCAGGCGTGCCAAGGACGCACGCGACGCCGGCAAGCCGATTCCGAGACGTGCTGGCGGCGAATACGACTACGGCGCCATTTTGTGGACGCACAAAGGATTCCGCGGATCGCGTAACTGGGACAAGACGACGATCACGCGTTCGGCACGCTACCCAAAGCGGCCATTCATGGCGGGAGCCGCCGGCGTGCAGAAGGTCGTGGCGCGTATTTTCACGCGTTTCCGCGACACCATACGCGCTGCCTGACGGCCACACCCCCTGCGGCGGATCCTGCCTGCACCCGTACGCTGCCAGTGACACCTGCAGGAGTCACGCATGGCCATCACGCTCGGCAAGGACGTCACCATTACGGGCATTACCAATGCCCGTTCGGTGACCGTCAACAACACCGCGAACGAGGTGGACGTCACCAAGTTCGGCGACACGGCCCGCAAGTTCATCAAGGCGCTCGTCGAGCAGACCGTCGAGGTCGAATGCGTCGACGATCCTGGCGTCGAAGTCGACGACACATTTACGCTCGGAGGAACGGACACAGGGAACGTCGTATACGTCGTCACCAACGTCGCTAGGGCCGAGCCGATCGACGGCATCATCACCTACACCGTCAGCGGCCAGCGCTACAAGACACAGTCCTGACCAGGAGACACATTCGCCATGGCCATCACCCTCGGCAAAGCCGCAAGCGCCCCACCGTTCGGCACCGACGTCATCTCCGCGACGTACACGGAGGAGGCGGAGGTCATCGACGTGTCGAACCGAGGCAACGTCGGCACGGGCACCATCGGTCACAGGGCCTTCGACACCGGGTTCAAGTCGAAGCTATGGGAAATCGAGTGCCACGACGCCACTGGCGTCTTGGCACAGCTGACCAGCAACACCGCGACATCCAATTTCGTCGTCATGGGCGTGACGGAGAACATCGGCATCGATGGCGCCGTTACGTTCACGATCACGGCACGCGAGGGAGGCATCTAGGCCGTGGCGATCACGCTCGGCAAAGATGCGACCCTAAGCGTAGGCGGCACGATCGCCAG